GCGAACCCGCCGCCGTTCCCCTCGACCGAAGCGATCTACGGCGGGAGCCGCGTCGAGGCCCGCGGCCGGCCTGGCGACGGCCGTAACCCCGTCGGCGGCTGGAGCGACGGCAGCTACGGCGCGGCCGCGGCCCGGTGGGTGCGCGACTGGGGGATCGTCTACCGCGAGGAGGTCGGCGGCCACGATCTCCGCGTCTACTCCGCCGACCGGGCGAAGAAGTGGGGAGCCTACGGCAACGGAGGCCAGGGCGACGGCGGCAAGCTCGACGCGATCGCGAAGCGGCACCCGGCCCAGCATGTCGCGATGGTCAAGACGTTCGCGGAGGCGGCCGCCGCGATCGAGGCGGGCTTCCCGATCCCGGTCTGTTCGCTGGTCGGCTTCGAGTCTGTCCGGGACCAGCAGGGCTACACGCGCCCGTCTGGGCAGTGGGCTCATTGCATGTGCTTCGTGGCGGTCCGCTACGCCAAGAACGGGTCGCCCGAAGACGCGCTCCTCTGCCTCAACAGCTGGGGGCCGCGGTGGATCTCCGGGCCGAAGTGGCCGGCCGACATGCCGGAGGGATCGTTCTGGGTGCGTCGGTCCACCGTGGACCGGATGCTCGGCAGCCAGCCCGACTCCTTCGCGGTCGGCTCGGTGGCCGGCTTCGGCTGGCGCGACCTGAACAACGATGTTCTCGCCCCGCCCCCGCCCGACGACGGCCCGGTGCTGATTCCCGGCCTGGACCTTGCGCTGTAGAGGAAACCATGAAGCTCGATCGCAACACGCTCCTGATCCTGGTGGTCGTTTTTGCCGCCGGCTGGTGGACCACTTCGCCGCCCGCCCCCGGCCCCGAGCCACGGAGCCGGCCCGTCCTTCGCTGGATCGCGAAGGCCGCCAAGAACCTGCTCTGGGTCGCGGTGTTCGTCGAGCCGGCCCCGCCGGAGCCGGCGGCCGCGGTGGTGAAGTCGCGGGTCGATCGGGACGGATTCCAGATCCTCGAAAACGGGAACACCCTATGAGCCTCTGGCGCTGGCTGATCTCGCTCCTGGTCTGGCTGTCGGCCGAGCCCGACGCCCTGGACCTCGAGCACGCGAAAGCCGCGGCCGCCGTGTCGGCCGCCCGGGCCTCGATGGTCACGGCCGCGCCTGCGCCCCCGGCCCCGGCTCCGACCGAGTGCGACTGCGGCCAGACCTGCGTCAACGGAGTCTGGAAGCCCGACGGCCGCGTCGAGCAGATCTGCCGCTGTGGCTGCGAACGATGCAAGCGGCAGCGTCAGGAGGGCCGGGTGCCGGGCTCGTGCCCGGACGGAAAATGTCGGCCGTAAACCTTCCACCCTTCGGCTTCTGGTTTCTATCGTGCAAGAAGTTTCGGAAAGCACCCAACGCATACAGGAGGGCATGATGCCCAGCCCCAAGCTCGCCAAGCTTCAGGATGAAGCGCCCGCCCTTCACAAGCAGATCGTCGACCTTCGCGCCCTCGAGCCGAAGGACGAGGCCGATGCCGTGTCGATCCAGGAGCGGCTGAAGGCCGCCGAGACCCGCGCCGCCGAAGTGGCCGTCGAGGCCGCCCGCGAGCGAGAACTGGACAACCGGCTCGAGGAGCTGCGGAAGGTGACGGCGGCGACGCCCGCTTCGGCCCCCGCCGGCGAAGTCGAGAAGGCGACCCGGAAGGCTCCGGCCATCCACATCGCCAAGCGCGGCCCGGTGGCGGCCGCCGACCTGGTGGCCGGTGGCCAGTTCCTCCGGGCGATCGGCATGGGCGCGAAGGCCATCGACCTCCGCAACATGGGCGAGACCTCGCCCACCTATGACGGGGCCGGCGTCGAGCTGGTCTCGCCGGAGCTGTACCGCGGGTTCCTCGAGACGCTCGCCTACCAGTCGGTGGGTGTGCAGCTCGCGACCCTGTTCGAGACGACCTCGAACGAGTTCCAGATCCCCAAGATCGGCGACATCGAGGCCGACTGGGTCGAGGAGCTGACCGAGGTCGACGACGAGGCCCTCCCGACCAGCCGCGAGGACATCAAGCTCCACGAGGTCGGCCGCCTGGTCACGATCTCGCGGCGGCTCCTCGACGACGCGGCCGGGGTGGCGAACCTCGCGACCGTGTTCAACCGGCAGATCTCGATCGCGGTCGCGACCAAGATCGACAACGTGTGGCTGAACGGCGACGCCGGCAAGGAGATCGACGGCCTGGTCGACCTGATCGACGAGGAGAACGAGGTCGAGGCCGGAACCGACTTCGACGGTGGCGACCTGGCCGAGATCGTCGGCAAGATCGACACCCGGGCCTCGAACACGGCCTGGATCGTGTCGGGCGAAGGCTGGACGCACATGCTCAAGTCGAGCGTGATCAGCCAGTCGACGCTCGTCGGCGATCGGGTCCTCCCGACGGTGATGGGTGCTCCGGTCTACCGGGTGCTCGGCCTCCCCGCCGGGACGCTGGCCCTGTACGGCGACTTCGCGATGGCGACCGCCGTGGTCCTGAAGCAGAACGGCCTCGAGGTCGCGGCCTCCGAGCACGCGGCCTTCAAGTCCAACGGCATCGTCTACCGCGGCCTCCAGCGGTTCGGCCTGGCCAACCACGACCCGCAGTTCGTGGCCAAGCTGTATTCCGCCGGCAGCAGCTGATTGTGAGACTCGCGCGATGCCCGGCGGGTGGCAGGGATGCCGCCCGCCGGGCCGTGGCGTTTCAGGAGGATCCCGTGGCCGCGCTCACCCCGATCCGCCTCCTGAAGACCTACCGGGGCGTTCCGCCGGGTGGTGTGATCCACGCAACGCCGGCCCTGGCTCGGCGGCTCGTCTCGCTGGGAATCGGCTCCGATGACGTCCGGCCGGGCAGCGTCTGCCGGCCGCAAGCGGCGGAGCGGGCCGTGGCCCCCGGCGCCGGGGAGGCTCGATGAAATACCGCCCTGACACGCTTCGCGTCCTGACTCACCCGAGCGTCGAGCCCGTGAGCCTGTCTGAGGCGAAGGCCCAGATCGGCCTGATGCCCGACCAGACCGAGCACGACACGCTGCTCGTGGCCAAGATCGCCACGGCTCGCCGACTGATCGAGGCCCGGCTGGGGATCGCGATCGTGGCGACCGAATACCGGGCCACCTGGAAGGCCGCCCCGGAGGTCCTCCGGCTCCCGGCCCCGCCCCTGCTGACCGGCAGCGCCTACGGCCTGGTCGTGACGGCCGACGACGACGAACTGACCGAGGGCGACGACTATGAGGTCGATGCCGACGCCGTCCCGGCCACGATCGAGTTGTCGAAGGGCACCGGCAAGCGGGTGGTCGTCACCTACTGGGCCGGGGTCGAGCCGGGCGACACGGTCGACCCGCTCCTCCGCTCCGCGATCCTGGCCTACGTCGACCACCAGTTCAACAATCGGGGCGTGATCGCGACCGACGGGGCGACCGAACTGCCCCAGGCCTTCGACACCCTCCTGGCCGCGAGCAGCTGGAACGGGGGCTGGTGATGGCCGTCCCCTCCGGCATCCTGACCGAGGTTTTCGAGATCCAGGAGCCCGTCTCGACGCGGAACGCCGCGGGCGAGAGTGTGACCACCTGGGAGGCCGTGCGCCAGGTCTACGGGTCCTACGAGGCCGTCAGCTATTCGGAGCAGGCCCGCCGCGGCCAGATCGGCGGCAACCTCCAGGCGACCGTCCGGATTCGGTACGTCGCCGGGGTGACCGGTCTGATGCGGCTCCGGTGGGTGTCCCGGAACGACCGGATCCTGATGATCGCCGGGGTCGTCGAGCGGGGCCGCCGCGAGGAGCTCGAGCTGACCGTCGAGGAGCAGGCGACGTGATCGACATCGGGATCAACTTCTTCAGCACGTCGAGCCAGATCGACTCGCTGATGGCTTCGTTTCGGGAACTGCCGCGGCACATCGCCCGGAAGCACCTGAAAGCCTCCATGAACAGGACGGTGAAGAACGGGGTGCCTGTGCTCCGGAGCCTGACTCCGAAGGGCACCGCCAGAAACAAACGGAACGCGGTGTCCCGCGACTCCGGCGGGCGGTTCCTGAAGGGCAGCGGCAAAAAGTTCCGCCAGCGGGCTGGGGCCCTACGGCGGGCCGTCACGTCGAAGTCGAAGTTTGTCGGCCGCGCGAAAGACGGGTTCGTCGTCGGGGTCGTCGGATACCGCGGCGGCCTCGAAAGCCGGAAGGCCATCTGGCTGGAATACGGGACGTCGCGAGGGATCAGCCCGCGAGACATCATCCCAAAGTTTCTGAACGCCTACGGCAAGCCGCAGGGTAAGACGCTGGTCCGGGAAATGAAGAAGGCGCTCAAGGCCGCCGCCCGGGAACTGGCCAGCGGCAAGAACCCCGGCAGGAGGTGACCATGGGCTCCCCCCACGTCTGGCTCAAGGCAGCGATCGAGGACGCGATCGGCAGCGGCAGCGGCTACGAGGTCACGGCCTGGCCGGTGGAGATGACCGGGGCCGGCGACCCCCCCTACGTCATCTACAACCGCACGGCCACGATTCGGGAGCAGCTGCTGCCGGATGCCCTGGAAGAACTCCCGGAGTTCGACAATCTCCCTCCGGTTGCCACGTTCAACGTGGCTGTTTTTGCCGACTCCTACGTCCAGGCCTGGGAGATCGCCGACGCGATCACGGCCGCCGTCCACAGGTTCACAGGTTCGGCCCACGGCGAGACAATCCAGACGGCGCTTGTGACCGACGTCGCCGACGGCGACTCCGGATTCCTCGAGGGCCGCGAACAGCCGACCTTCACCGTCGAGCTTACCGTCGAAATCACCTACCTGGAGTGACCCATGCCCGGCGACATCTTCACCACGAGCCACGGCACGACGTTCGAGTTCGACGGCAACACCTACAAGTGCATGGACATCTCCTACGAGTCGTCCGCCCCCAGCCGCGAGCGGCTCGATATGACCACGCTCGACGTGGCCGACGGCGGGGAGGCCGTGATGGTCCTGGCCCCGATCGTCCCCAAGCGCGACCCGCGAAAGTTCACGATCGCCTACCGCTCGGTGGACAACACGGTGGCGATCGAGGAGGGCACCGTGGGCGAACTGGACACGGCCGACGGCAGCGGGACCTATCGCGTCACCGCCTCCGGCCTGTCCCGGAAAACCAACGCCTACGTCGAGGGCTCCGCGACGTTCGAGGAAGTGATCGAAGGCGAAGATCAGTCCGGTTCCTGATTCCTGACCGGAGGATCGGATGCCCGGCTTTTACTCGTCGCACGGCACGACCGTTTCGTTCGACGGCGTTCCGATTGGATACCTGACCGGCTTCGACACCGAATGCAAGGCCGGCGAGACCCACGAGGTAACGCACGTCGAGAGCCCCGTCTTCGGGACCGGGGCGAATGCCCGCGTCGTCAAAGAGTACGACGTGACGAGCATCGAGCCCCCCACGCTCACGTTCACCTTCTGGGGGCCGCCGTCCTTCGCGCCGACCGACGCTGGACTCAAGGCCGAGATCGTGTTTGATAGCCCGGGCAACCTGATTTCCGGCGAGGCGATCCTGATGGCCTTCAACCATTCCGGCCGAGCGGGTCAGTGGTCGACCGGGACCGCCACGTTCCAACTCACAGGAGCCCTGGAGGGCAGCTGATGTCACTGTCATTCGATGAACTGCTCGATCTCGCGGCGCTGAAGGGCGGCCCGCTCGAGCTCGAGGTGAAGTCGCTGGGCGGGCGGAAGGTGTTCGTCCGCAACCCGTCGAGCGGCGACGTGGATCAGTGGCGCATGTGGTGCAACAAGCACCAGGGCGGCGACGCGCCGCTGGCGGCCCGGCTCGTGCAGCTGATGCTCTGCGACGAGCGCGGCGAGCGGACGGTGCCCCAGACCGACGAGGCCCTGGCGGCCCTGGCCGCGAGCGAACCGAAGGTGATCGACGAGATCGCCCGGTTCTGCGTCCCGCTCATGAACGACCCGACGGAGGAGCAGGTCGAAGAGGAAAAAAAAGACTGAGGGCGGACCCGTGGGAACTGTTCACCTACCGGCTCGCCCTGGAAATGAATGTCTGGGATGTGGAGGACTTCAAGCGGCGGATCACCCGCCGGCAGCTGCGGCGGTGGATGGCGTTCTACCTGATCGAGCCCTGGGGCCAGCCGTGGCTCCGGGCCGGTCGGATGACGAGCCTGATCCGGGCCGCGCTGGTGGGCAAGTTCGACAAGCACGACGAGGAGCGGTTCCTGATCACCTACCGGCAGGGCGACGAGTACCGGCCGAAGACGGCCCTGACGGACGAAGAGATCAGCGGCCGGCTGGCGGCCCTGCCGGGCCTGAAGAAACGGAGTAAGCGGTGTCTCAGATCGGCAAGGTCTCGGCCGTCTTCACGGCCAACTCGAGCGGGCTCGTCACCGGCGTGAACCAGGCCGCGTCGTCGATGCGGCGGATGCAAGGCCAAGTGTCGTCGCTCGCGGGAAACATGCGGACGCTGGTCGCGATCCAGGGGGCCCAGTTCTTCGGCGGCATCATGTCCGCGGCCGGAGGCTACGTCCGGTCGCTCGTGTCGATGGGGCAGGCCCAGGCCCAGGTGATCGACAGCCAGAGCAAACTGGCGGCCCGGCTGGGAATGACCTACGGCGAGTTTTCGGGGCTGGCCCTCGCGGGCGACCTGGCCGGCGTCGGCATGGACCAGATCGCGGCGGCGGCCACGAAGGCCGACGTCGCGTTCGTGAAGGCCGTCAACGGGTCGGCCACGGCCCGCAGGTCGTTCGAGGGCCTGGGGCTGTCCCTGGAGGAACTGGGCGGCATGTCGGCCGCGGAGCGGTTCCAGGCGATCTCCTCCGCGATCTCCGAACTGCCGACGGAGGCCCAGCGGTCGGCCGCGGCCGTTCAACTCTTCGGCCGGGCCGGGGCCCAGCTGCTCCCACTGTTTGCCGGCGGGGCCGAGGGCATTCAGCAGGCGGCCGAGCAGGCCGAACGGCTGGGGCTGGCCCTGACCACGGCCCAGGGCCAGGACGTGGAGGCGATGAACGACGCCTTCACGATGGCCTCGAAGGCGGTCGAGGGTGTCGTCCAGCAAGTGGTTGCCTACCTGGCCCCGGCCGTGAAGAACGTGGCCGACACCTTCACCAACCTGGTCGGCTCGATCGGCGGGGCGAACATCGGCCAGGCGATCGGGGACGGGATCCTCCAGGGGGCGCGGTTCCTGGCCGGGATCGGGGACTGGATAATCAACAACTTCGGGACGGTCTTCGAGTACCTGTCCACGGTCGGCCAGCAGTGGGGCGCGGTAATGGACTTCGCCCAGCGCGTCGGGAACTTCCTCTTCGGCGTGTTCAAGTTCTTCGAGGCGGTCGGGAACAGCGTGGGGGCGTCCATCACCTACGCTGCTTCCTTCTTTTCCAAGGCCGCGGGGCAGGCCTCGAAGGAATATGCCGACGCCGCCGCCGCGAACTTCGCCGCCGCTGGCAGCCAGATGGCGAGCGCCTTTACGGACTCGAGCAACCCGGTCGGCCAAGCGATCACCGGACCGCTGACGGAGGCTCTGGATTCGGCGATCGCCCAGGCTGAAAGATCCGCGGCGCAAGTTGAGGAGTCGGGCAAGGGCGCGGCAACTGAAATGGCCGCAGCCGTCGCGGCCGCCGTCGAGCCCCAGGCCGTCCGCGGCATCGACAGCCGGTCGAGCGAAGGGGTCGCGGAGATGTTCCGCCTGATGCGCGGCGGGGACAGCGTCCAAGAGCAACAGCTGTCGGTGCTCGAGCAGATCGCCGCCAACACGTCCGGCGGCGAAGACGACCTCGCGATGGAGTTCTAAGCCATGGCCTGGGTGAGCTACGAGCGGATCATCGAAGGGACCGGCCTCTCCGGCAAGTACGGCGAATCCATGCGGGCCGTCGAGCGGTGGCAGATCCGGACGGACAGCCCCTTGACGAGCAAGGCCGACATCCTCGTCGGGGTGTCGACGACGATCGGCGTCACCTACGGCACGGCCCACTTCGACCTGCCCGCCTTGAAAGCGCAGGAGTTCGAGCTGTCCCCCGTCGGGCGAGACGGGATGCGGTGGGTGCTCACGGTCCAGTACTACATCCCGACGCCGGGGAAGGAAGTGACGGAGAACGGGATCCCGGACGACGTCTGGGAGCGGTCGGGCGGTGTCACCAGCGTTCCGGCCTTCACCGACCGCGATGGGGAGTCGATCGTCAACGCAGCCGGCGACCCGCTCGAAGGGCTGGAAAAAGAGCGCGACGAAGAATCGTGGACGCTCACGCGGTGCTACGAAGACGACACCGCCCTGGAGTCGGACATCGACGGGGCCGACGGCCGGATCAACGAAAGCACCTGGAACGGCCGCGGTGCCGGATATTGGAAGTGCTACTTCAAGGGGGCGAAGCGCGTCACAACGTCGCGGCTCAATGGCAGCGAAGACGGCGGCACGCTGCTCTACATCGAGGCTCAATGGGAGTTTCGCTATGACCCGGGCTCCTGGAAACTGATGCCCTGGGACGTCGGGTTCATGGAGCTGGTCGGCTCGGGGGAAAAGCGGACGATCACCACCGACGACGGCAAGCCGGTCAAGCAGCCGGTCGGCCTGGCGGTCGACGGCACGGCCCTCGCGGCCGGCACGAAGCCACTCGTCGCCAACGGCGGTGAAGGGTTCGACATCTACGAGGAGGCGGACTTCGAGGTGATCTTCGGCACGCCCTCGATCCTGCCGGCCGGGAGCTCGTGATGGCCAAGGGAGTGAAGTTCAGCGAGGGGGCGGCCCGGCGGGTGATCGCCGCCACGCTGGCCCACGAGCGCGGCAACCGCGATCAGCCGCCGGTGAAGTTCCGGTCGGTCGCGGACGAGGATCCCCAGGCGCTGCTCGGAAAAACCACCGCAGCGTGGGACAAGGGCACACTGGCGACGATCGTGATCTATGACCTGGGAGATCCGCCATTCGAGGAACAATCGTCGCCCCTTCGGGAAATCGAGGGCTGTTGCAACAAGTTCGCCGACATCGAAGCCGATAGCTGGGTCTGGCTGAATCGGGGGCCCCGCGGCCACTGGTATGTGACCGCAGCCGAATGCCCGGAGGGCAGCTGATGGGCTTCCTGTTTGGCATCTGCTCGGATTGTTGCCAGGACGAAGAGGAGCCCTGCAGCCCGGGGACGGACGACGCTTTCAGCCAGATATGCTCGACGGAGTGCGATGCGCCCGCGTTCCCAGACGGCGGCGATTTGTACCGCAACGTGCCCAAGGGGTGCCTGCCAGCGTTTGCCGAGCCTGCTGGTTACGTCACCCTCGAGATCACCGCCTGCTACGGCAGCGGGGCGGCGGCGACGGTGGCCGCCCCGGAAGCCTACGGCGTCTGCGACTACGAGGGGGCCAGCGGCCCGATCGCCTCAGTCACCGTGACGAACGGCGGATCTGGCTACGCGGTGCTGGGAAGGGTCGCGCCGACGCTGACGGCGTCGATCGCCGGCGGCAGCGGCGCGACCGTCACTCCGACGCTCGCCCAAAACCATGATGACGACTGCGGCCGACCGCTCTGGGCTGTCGAATCTCTCTCGGCCAGCGGCGGGTCTGGGTATGCCGACAATGCCGACGTGACCTTCAGCGTGGCGGCCGGAGACACGGAGGTCGCGGCCGCGGAGGGCAAAGCCTTCGTGGGGTCTACCACGCCCAACCCGTCCGGGATCACGACCGACGGCATGGGCACCGGAGCCAGCCTCACGCTCACGTTCACCCAGCTGGCCAGCGGCGACTGGGTTTCCCGAGGCTACTCCGGGTGCCCGGCACCGAATGACGTGCCGAAGCGGAAGACGTACGCGCTGACCGGGGCGACCATCAGCAACGGAGGCAGCGGCTATGCGCAGTACGATCGCCTGTATTTATCGTTCGCATCCGCCGCCGACGGGTTTGAGGTCCTCGGCCAACATGCGTTCCTCGACGTCGACTCCGTCGATGGCAGCGGCGCGATCACCGGCCTGTACCTCGATCCGCTCGACCAGGGCAAGTACGCCGGGGCGCTGACGGACGCGATCGAAAAGGCGATCGTGCTTGAGTGCAGCAACAAGGCTGGCAGTTATTACCGCGGCGACGCCAGCGAGCCGGCCCTGGTCGCCACCGTGACGCTGACGCTCTCGCAAGAGAACCCCAGCGACGGCGCCGGCGCTGACCTGGTCGCGGTGGTCGACGACGATCCCGCGAGCGCGACGTTCGGCCAGATCACGGCCATCACGGTCGACGATGGCGGCTCGGGATACCTTCAGCCGCCGGCGGGGTGCGAGCCACCGGGCGAAAACATCTATGTGACATTCGGCGACCATACCGGAACGCTGTCGCTGGCATGCGGCGCGACGGCAAACGACGGAGAGATCATTCGCACTGGCCAGAACTGCACCTATTTTCGGGCGCTCGTCGAGGGATGCGCGTGCGACGGTCATGTTTACATCACGGTGTTTCATTTTCACGTCAACTGCGACCCGGCGGCCAACTGCGACGAGGGCGAGGAGTTCGACTGCGGAGGGCTCTACAGCGTTGTCCCGGATCCGTACGGCGTCGAGCGGTATTCCTACCGCCTGGAGAGCGATGAGGACGGCTGCCTGACCGGCGAGATCACGCTGGTCAACCAAAACACGAAACACTTTGCCAACCCGGACGGAGTCGGCGGCGTGGTGACGACGACCCAGACGCCGCCGCTCCCCAGCCAGGGGCCGCCGTCGCTTTCGTTCATGCCACCATGATCGTCGTCGCTCGCAACCTGTTTGAGGCGACCTGCCGCAGCCGGGGCTACGATCCGGCCGCGTGCGAGCCGTGCATCGTCGCGGACGACGGGCTTCGCGTCACCGTGGACGAGACGCACGCCGCCTACCCCCGGCTCCGCGAGCGGCCGACGCTGCTTGCGAAGGCTGCAAGCTTCGCCGCCTCTGCCGCAAAGCACGTCGTCGCCGGGATGCCTCTGGCGGCCCCGGCACAGGTCGCGGAGCGGTTCGCGATCTGCGAGCAGTGCCAGCACTACGACGGGGCGGCCTGCCGCCTGTGCGGGTGCCCGGTCAAACGCAAGCGGCGGTTCGTGTCCAAGCTCTCGTGGGCCGGCGAGTCTTGCCCGGCCGGCAAGTGGGGGCCGGTGTCCGATTGACTCGCCGGCGACGGCGGGCAGACTGCGTTCCCACCCATAGGAGGCAAGGATGCCACCGAAAGGCACGCCAGGCGGCGACCAGATCACGGAGATCGCCCGTCGGCTGGTCGCGGAACACCCAGACCACCCGGCCCGCGGGCTGGCGCGGATGCTGGTGGCGGAGTCGAACGGGGCCCTGACGCTCGATCAGGCAAGAAAGCGGATTCTGCGGCGGCTGGGCCTGAATGGAAAGAAGAACCGCCAGTCCTCTCTCGTCTCCGCCCCTCGCGAGCCCCGCCAGGCCGGCGTGAACTACACCCTCCCGCCGTCGATCGCCCGGCCGTGGACCCGCTACCGCCTCGAGGTGACCGGCCGCGTCGGGATCCTGTCGGACGTTCACGTCCCGTATCACTCCGAGATCGCGGTCCGCGCCGCCGTCGGCCACCTGGTCGAGATCGGGATCGAGGCCCTGGTCCTGAACGGCGACATCGCCGACTTCTACTCGATCTCCCGCTACACGAAAGACCCGAAACAGCGGGACTTCTCCGGCGAGCTCGAGGCCGTCCGCGACTTCGTCGGCTGGATCCGGGAGACGTTCCCCGGGATCCCGATCGTTTACAAGGCCGGGAATCACGAGGAGCGCTGGCAGCATTACATCTGGCAGCACGCCCCGGAGCTGTCGAAGGAAAAGCGCATGAGCCTCCAGGCCTGGCTGAACCTCGACCAGCACGGGATCGACCTGGTCGAGGACCAGCGGCCGATCATGGCGGGCCGGCTCCCGATCCTCCACGGCCACGAGCTGCCGAAGGGGATGTCGTCGCCCGTCAACCCCGCCCGCGGCGCGTACATGCGGATGAAGCACACCGGCCTGGTCGGCCACCACCACCGCACGAGCGGCCACGCGGAAGCCGACTTCGACCACCGCGAGACGTTCAACTGGAGCACGGGGTGCCTGTGCGACCTGACGCCGGAATACGCGCGGATCAACTCCTGGAACTGGGGCTTCGCGGTCGCGACGATCCACGCGGACGGGGAGTTCGACGTCGAGAACCTGCGGATCACGGCCGACGGGAAGGTGAGGAGTTCGTGAGCCCCGAAGACCTGGTCAAAGCGGAGCAGCTCGCCCGCCGGATGGGGCCGGCGAACTGCTGGACTGGCACCGGGGGCACGCTAGCCTCCTACGCTCTGGCGATGATCCGGGAACTGAAGGAGCAAGCCATGAAGGAGCAGTCCGGCGACGTGGTGAAGTTCCAGACCGGGGCCGTCCGGTCGAGTGACGCGGAGGCCACCCGCTACGACCTCGTCTCGCCGATCGGCCTGGAGGCTGTCGCCCGGACGTGTGCGGAGGGGGCCGCCAAATACGGCGACTGGAACTGGGAGAAGGGGATGCCGGTCCACGATCTCCTGAACCACGCCCTTCGGCACGTCTACCAGTACCTCTCCGGCGATCGGTCGGAGGACCATCTGCCCCACGCGGCCTGGGGCCTGCTGGCCGCGATTCACTCCGAGGCCCTCTGGCCCCACCTAAACGACGGCACGCTCCGCGGTGCCGGCTGCACGCCTCCGGGGGCCGGGCCATGTTCGACCGCGTCGTCGTGATCTCGCTGGCCCGCCGGCCCGACCGGCTGGCGGGGTTCTACGCGCGGCTCGCCGGCCGGTTCGACGCCTGCCCGTACCCGGCGACCGACGGCCAGGAGGATCGCCCGCCGGCCTGGTGGAAGACGACGCCTGGGGCCTGGGGCTGCTACCAGTCACACCGGGCCGTGATCGACTACGCGCTGGCGATCGACATCGAGTCGATCCTGATCTTCGAGGACGACGCCACGTTCGTCCCCGACTTCACCGAGCGGCTCGCGGGCCTCGAGGTCCCGGCCGACTGCCAGATGCTCTACCTGGGGGGGCAACACCTGACGCGGGCGGAGCCGGGGCCGCCGGGCCTCGTGCGCGGGCGGAACGTCAACCGGACCCACGCCTACGCGGTGTTCGGCCGGCCGGCCCTCGAGCTGCTCCGCGACCACCTGCGGCCCGACCCGGCCCTCTGGACCGCCCGGCATCACATCGACCACCACTACGGCCTCTTGCACCGGCGGCGGCGGATCGCCGTCTACGCGGTCTCCCCGTGGCTCTGCGGCCAGGCCGCCGGGGTGAGCGACGTGTCGGGCCGGCCGGAACGCGAAAGGGCCTGGCGATGACATCCTGGGATTTCTTCGACACGCTCATGGGCCGGTCCGCCGGCCACGAACCCTGGCGGGTGTTCGAGACCGTCGGCGGGGCCGCCTACGTCCCGATCCGCCAGGAGGCCGAGCGGCGGAGCGACCGGACCTGGGACGGCATCTTCGACCAGGTCCGCGAGATCACCGGCTGGACGGCCGCCCGCGTCGAGCAGCTGAAGCGCGACGAGTGGGCCGCGGAAGTGGCCGGGGCCTTCCCGATCGCGGAGAACGTGACGAGGGTTCGGCCGGGGGACCGGATCGTGTCGGACACCTACTTCTCCACGCTCCAGGTCCGCGAGCTGGCCGACCGGATCGGGATCCCGAAGACGGTCCAGATCGTGACCTCGTGGGATGCCAAATGGTCGGGCCAGTGGTGGAAGTCGGAGGCGGCCCGCCAGGCCGACCTCCACGTCGGAGACAACCAGCGGAGCGACTGGGAGCAACCCCGGGCCGCCGGGCTCCGGGCCGAGCGTTACGCCGCCGGCCGGCCGACGAGCCAGGAGACCGCCTGGGAGCGGGACGGATTCTGGGAGGTGGCCGGGGCCGCCAGGGCCGCCCGGCTGATGAATCCGCACCCCCGCGGCTCCGACGAGCATAGGTGGTGGGACGGGGCCGCCGCGGCGAACGTCCCCTTCCTGCTGCTGGCCGCTGCTCTGGTCCACGAGTACGCGTTCACGGCCCGGCCCAGCCGCCTGGCCTTCGTCTCGCGAGACTCGATCCTCCTCTCGAAGGTCTACCACGCGCTCTACCGCGAGCCGGTGACGATCTTCGACGCCAGCCGGCAGACCCTCCGGAACCCGTCCGCTGACTTCTTGGCATACGTCAAGCGGCTGGCCCCGGGGACGCTGTTCGTCGACTTGCACGGCACCGGGAAATCGGTCCGCGAGTTCACGCGGAAGACGGGGATCGAACTGGCCTACGTCTTCGTCTGCGGCCAACGGCGGCTCGCGGCCCACGCTCCGGCGCTGGCGACGCTCCGTGGGATCGGCACCGGGACCGCGGTCGAGGTGATGAACTATCACGACGAGGGCCGGGTGACGGACGTCGACCGCGAAGGCCGCCCGATCCGGGCCCCGCTCGAGTACGACCCCGCGCCGGTCCGGGTCCACCGGACGGCCTCGATCGACGGGGCCCGGCTCTGCTGCCGCCCGCCCCGGGGCGTGACCGCGGAGCATGTGATCAGGGCCGCGGAGGCCGTCGCCAAGGCCGTCCCCCGCGAGCTGCTCCGCCAGCATCAGGTGGAGCACCGGGGGTGATCAGGCCGCGCCGGCCGCCCCCGGCGGCGGCTCGAGGTCGCCCGGCCAGATCCGCGGCAGCAGCTGCCACGGGGCCGGCTGGCCGGCCTGGGTGATCCGCGGGTCGAGGTAGCGCCTCGTGACCTTTTCGGAGGAGTGCTGCAGGGCATCCCGAGCCGATCCGCCGGCGGCGGTCAGGTGGCTGGCGAAACTGCGTCTGAGCGCGTGGAACTGGACCTCCGGCCCCTCCCCGAGCCCGGCCCGACGGGTGATCACCTTCCACCGCTCGCGGAGGGCGGTGTCGCTCGCCGGCCAGAAGAAGAGGGCCTGCTGATCGTGGCGGGACACTTGGTCGACCAGCTCGGCGACGTGGTCCGGCAGCGCGTAGGTGGCCGGCTTCCGGCTGCCCTTCCGGGCCTCGGCCGGCACGGCCAGCCAGGGCCGCTGCCAGTCCTGCCGGCCCACCCGGAGCACCGCCGTGATCCGCTCGCCGCTGTAGAACAGCACCCCGAGCAGGGCCTGGAACCAGACCGGGGCCGGGATCGGGCCCACCCAGCCCCGGACCTTCCCGCAGGAGGCCCACAGGCGGGCGAGCTCGTCGGCGGTGAACGCCCGGGGCGTCTGCTCCGGGATCAGCTCCGGGGCCACGAGCGGCCGCAGCCGGACGAGGCCGCGGGCCTGGGCGAGATTCCACAGGGCCAGCAGGCCCGACCGCTCCCGGGCGACCGAGTTCGGCGACAGCTTGGCGGCCCGCGCCGCCAGGAACTGGCTCACGACCAGGTCGTCGCAGTCGGCGAGCGTGGCCGGCCGCTCGAGGTGGAGGCTGAACTGCCGGATCGCGTGGCGAAGCAGGCGGACCGATTCGGGCGAGCGACCGCGGAGTTTGAGCGGGACGTAAACGGTATCCAAAAACGTGTCGAGATTCATGGCGACCTCTCCCCCGAAGGTAGGTCGCATCCGTGCGGCGGGCCGCCGGGAAATCCGTGCGGCCGGCACCCTTGGTCCATTGGAGTGCCGCTGGCGCGGGTCGTGAGGATTGCACCCCTCAAAGGGCTAGGGCTCCTGTCCCCGCCATTGGTGAACCTTCGGATCCCGTCCGGGGATCCGAAGGTTCACGCGATCCCGCCAGCACGGAACGCTACGCGCCGCCGGACCCCCAGGGCAAGTCGGCCCGTATTGATTCAGGGAGGAGGGGCCCTACCATCCGGGCCATGAAGATGATCACCGACAAGGCCGGCCGCCACCTGTGCACGACTGCCGAAGCCGCCCGAGAGTACGGGTGCGGACCGTCCTACATCCGGACGCTCGCCTCGAAGGGAATCCTCTGGTCGAAGGTGGAATCCCCCCGGGTGGTGTTCTATGATCTCGACCAGGTGAAGAAGGTCGCCAGGGAGAATCGGGCGACCAGACGGAAACGCGGCGGCCGCCCACCGAGGGGCAGTCAAGCCGCCTGACCGGAGTCGGCCATGTTTGAGGCCCTCAAGTATTTCATCCGGCTGTTTGCGTCCGTAATCCTGCTCGGCCTCGCGGCAGTTTTCTGCCTATTCGCGTCGCTCGACGCCAAGGCAACCGCTGCCATGTACGGGATCGGGGCGGTGTTCGGGCTGGCGGGCCTGTTGAGCTGGCCGCGGCGGCCGAACGCCTGGAGGCGCGATCCTCCGACGGAGCGGCAGCTGGCCTACGCTCGCGACCTGGGGATTTCGATCCCCAAGGGCATCTCGAAGGGCGAACTGTCCGACCTGATCACCGCCTTCAAGTCGTGACGCCCTGACGGCAGGGCCGTTTTTCCCGGGCGAAACCGCGTTGTTTTTTTCTGCTCAACAGGCCTTGACCAAAAGGCGATAACTCCTCTAGAACCTCCGTCGCGTCATGGATGGCACGACGGTGATCGAGCTGTCCGGTACAGGGAGGTACGCGATGGACGCCACGGTGTGGATCGAGTTGCTGATCGTGGTCCTGCGGATCGTGTCCGCGGGGCTGGCTGGTTGAGGCCGGTTTTTTGCACGACGCCAACAGGCGATAAGGAGTATTGGCATGGATGCCATGGAACGCAGTCCGGGTGATGCGGAGGCCGCCGCGGCGGTGGCCGGGATGGCCGAGACCTACGGCCACGGAATCAGGGTGGGGGCGGAGCACTGGTTCCAGCCCGCGATCGGCGCGATGCCGATCCCGGGCCGGGTGCTCGACGTCAACGCCGGCGGAATGATCGTGATCGCCGACCGGTCGGGGACGGAGCACATCATCCACCCCACCATGATCGCGGAGTTCTGACCCATGGTTCAGGGACGACACCGCGCCATGTACCGCAAGGGTCCGGAGCACCGCTGGGCGCAGCGGCGGGCCGAGATCGTGCAGAAGCTGATCGCCCCCGGCCGGGTGCTCGAGCGGCTGGTGGCGGAGATCCGGCCGGTCGGGGTGAACACCTACTTCATTCCGGCCGGGGCCGCGCTGCTCTTGCGTGCGAAGGCCACGCTCGACGAGTTCCGGCCGCTCGCGAACGACACGGAAGGGGAGGTGTTCGAGTGATCCTCGTTCACGGACTCGTCGTCCTGGCGATCACCGCCGGGATGTTTCTGGTGGCGGTCGCCCTGGCGGGTCTGGCACTCGTCGGGATTCAGATTCAGGAGGAGCGGCGCGGCAGCGGATGCCGGGCCGCAGGAGGCCGGCGGAGCCGGCGGGGACAGGGATGCAATCGGCCGCGGGTGGCGGAGCCCGCCCGCGGCACTTTCACCGAAGGAGAGTGAGATGGCCATAAAGGTGATCCGAGGCAAGATGCGAAAGCCGGTCCGCGTCGTGATCTACGGCGTCGAGGGGATCGGCAAGACGACCCTGGCGAGCCTGTTTCCGAACCCGATCTTCCTCGACACGGAGGGCAGCACGAACCAGATGGACGTCGCTCGTTATCCGAACCCGGAAGACGAGGAAGACGGGCGGCTTCGCAAGTGGACCCACATCGAAGGGGCTCTGCTTGGACTCGCTCGCGAAAGCGATGGATTCCAGACGGTGGTGATTGACTCGGCCGACTGGGCCGAGCAGCTGGCCGCGAATCACATCCTTGGAAACAAAAGAAGCCTGGAGGACTTCGGCTTCGGCAAGGGGTACGTGATGCTCGCAGAGCAGATGGGAAAGATGCTTGGCTTGTGCGACGAACTTATCCGTCGCGGCCTGAACGTGGTCATCGTGGCCCATTCGAAGGTCGTTCGGGTGAGCCCGCCCGACCAGACCGACGGCTTCGACCGCTACGAGCTGCGGCTTCACAAGGCGGTGGCCCCAAAGTTCAAGGAATGGTCCGACGTCTTGCTTTTTGCCAAGTACCGCACCCACATCGTCGAAGGCGACGACGGGCGGATGAAGGCCAAGGGCGGCAAGGACCGCATCTTATGCACCCAGTGGGCCCCGGCCTCCGACGCGAAGAACCGGTTCGGCCTGGCCCCGGAGATCCCGATGACGATCGAGGCCCTGGCCCCGATCTTCTCGGCCGCCCCGGCCCCGGCAAAAGCCGCGGAGCCCAGCCTGTTCGAGCGGCTGGCCGCCCGGATCGCCGCCTGCAAGATCGTCGAGGCTCTGGGGAAGGCCGGCGACTACGTCGAGCAGATGGGCAGCGAGGGCCAGCTGACCGCCGACGAGGTCAAGCAGCTCGAGGCCCTGATCGGCCAGCGGCACGACGAGATCCAGCCGGAGGTGGCCAATGCCTGAGTGGCACGCGACCTGGACGCGGATGCGGGGCGACTGGCCCGCGGCCGGGATCACTCGCCGGCAGCTCGAGCAGCTGCTCCTCGATGAGCGGATCGCCATGGGGATCTGGGAGCTGAAGCGGGTCCTCGAGGCCGCGGGCCTGTGGCCACCGCCGAAGGCCTACGGCCACTTTTCGTATCAGCCGGAACACGTTGAGGCGGTCCGAGCGTATGCGGACCGCGAGGGTTTGGTCTTGCGAGTCAGGGAGGAGTCGGCCCATGCGGTTTGAACAGTTCGACCAGGACTACGAGGCGGCGGAGCAGCTGCTGCCGGACGGGGATCACGAGTGTGAGATCGTCAAGGTGAAGGAGTGGTTCGCCAAGGACCAGAGCCGGACGGCGCTGATCGTCACGCTTCAGCCGGTCGAGGGCGACTACTCGCCGATCGAGAAGTGGCTGGACCCGTCACAGAAGCGGGACCACCGGGCCGCCATGCAACTCCTGGACGCAGTGGGGATTCCCCGCGACCAGGACCTGGGCGAGAACGCGGTCGGCCGGCTGGTGATCGTGACCACGAAGCGCGGCACGAAGAAGACCACCGGCGAGCCGACGGTCTACGTCAACGGGTTCGCCGCGTCGGCGAGCCAGCCGGCGGAGGCTGCGAAGCCCGCGGCCCGGACCCCGAAGCAGAAGGTCGAGGCCGCCGGCCAGGGAGGGACGAATGACGACATCCCGTTCTGAGTTTACGGCGGGCCAGTTCGTGTGGGAGGCCTTCGCCTACATCAACAGTCAGGATCAGCCGGCCTGGAGGATCCGCAGGGCGCAGGTGGTCTCGGCGGGCGGCGAGGGCCGCGGCACGCTGCTCCGGTATGACGACGGCCGGGCTGACATCTTCTGGCCGACGAAGTCGCTGCAGGCCTTCACGCATCACGTCGAGGCCGTGGCGCACTGCGTCGGGGTGTTTGCCGCGGTCCGCCGCGACATCGAGGAAGCCATCGACACGCTCATGGCCATGAACGACGACGAATCGGGTGGTCCCGCCCGGGCGCTTGAGACCGCCGCAGGGACAGCGCCGCCGGAGGTCGCGACGTAACACCGGCCTGTCGGCGACCAGGAGCGGCTCGCCTTCCCGAACCCTGGACCGACCGTCCGCCTCACGACACGAGGCACATACACCACGGAGGGACTGACGATGTTTCGATGGCTGAAAGAGCGGCGGCAGCGGGCCGACCTGGCGGAGGTGGCCCGGAGGCTCGAGGCGGAGAACGAGCAGCTGAGGGACCGTGTCGCTCGCCTGGGCGAGATGTACGTCCGGGCCCTGGCCCTGGTTCGGGCTCTGAGGGACGTCAACGCGGATCTCGATCGGCGGCTCGTCGGGGAGGTGGAGTCATGAGCGACTACTACCCCGAGCGGGCCGACTTCGGCCCCCTGTTCAGCCAGGCCGCCACGCCCCGCCAGGCCGGGCTCGCGGCCGGGGCCGCCTGCCTGGAGAAGGCCGAGCGGCGCGGCTTCGACGCGGACGCCGCCCGGGCCGCGGTGCTCGAGCTGCTGGCGGACGGCCGGCC